CGCCTAATCCTTCGGGGTTTTCTTTGAGCCTTTTTTTGTATTCCTTAGTTCTTTTGTCCATTTTTAAGTATTGCTTCTCTTGCTTTTTTTATTTCTCTATAAATAAACCCGTAGTTGATATTAAACTCTTTTTCTATACCTCTAAGGCTTTTGTCGTAGCTTTCTAAAATTAGTTCCTTTTGGTGAAATGGTAGCTTCTCAAACTCCTCTAATATCCTATTTTGTCGATCATCTGCCTCAAATACCTCTACTGGGTCTGTATAGTAATCAAAAAAACCTTCGTGGTCAACTAGTAACTCTTTTTTTGTTCTTTTACGATCTGAATTTTTCCGCTTCATATCGTGAAAAATACTTCTCATGGTCATGTAAACATAGAAACTTTCAAGGGTTTTTTCTACTTTAGATAGCTTCAAATACATTTCTTGCACCAAATCATCTGCCGTGTTTTTATCGCCTGATATTTTTCTTGCAAACTTTCGCCACAATTCATCATTTTTAGAAAGTGTCTTTAAACTCATTTTTGCTATTCATGTTAAATATACGAAATAATTTAACGAAAAACGCAGGATGCTACTGAAATGTTTTTTATATTTGCAAAGTTCTTGGTCGGGGGTTAATACCCGTAAACTCACTAAAATAATTAATATGTTTAATAAGTCTTTAAAAAATGTCATTGTTTATTGCTCAAACCCTCCTGAGGTTTATGGGAACTTGCGTTTATTCTGTTTGAAAAAAGGATTGAATGAACATAAAACATCTAAGGGTGGTTTTCCGTTTGCTTTTGAGGGTGTTGAGGTTCATAAAACTGAAATAATTTCAGGTACTATTGATAAGTACATAATGAACTTAATTAAAAACGCTCTTTTGCTAAACAGAAAAGAAGGCTCTCACTTTGTTACCTTAACTGATAACCTAGTGAAAGAAATAAAATTGAATTACGAAATAAATAAAGGGGTTTATATCATCAAAGACTTCAGTATTACAAATAAATTCGGATATACTATTAATAACAAAATAACAAGAAGCAAAATTGAAAAACTACTAAACAAATAAAATAAAGAAAAAAATTAAGTAAAGTAAAGAGGTGTAAAAAGCCTCTTTTTTTTTTGTTCAAAACATTTTATTATTGTTAAAATAATTAGTATATTTGCAGTAACTAAATTAAATAACAATGAAAACACTATTAAAATCTTTACGGATATCACTTCAAAAAGACCCATACACTGACAAAAAAAAAATTCTAAATGAGTTAATGATTAATGTTTCTACTATTGACACTTTTGGAGAGCGAGAGGGTAAAACTACCATACTTCGTGAAATTAAATATTTTGAAGGATGGTTAGATATAAGAATTGATTTAAACTTTACAGAAGAGCATCACTATGACCCCACCTACACCTACAGCACTTCTATTAAAATTACAGACTTTTACTTAACGGTTTGGAATGATGACGGGGAGGAGGTCGAGCATTGCATCTCAGATGATGAAATCAACGAAGCGATCAAAGGGATTGAAAATAACTAAATAAAAATAACTATAATGAAAACACACTTTAGAAAAGTATTTAAAAGCGATCATTTAGGAGCAGCAGACTTAGAAGACCTGATTGAATCAGGTTCAAATTTAAGGTTTACAATTAAAGAGGTAAAACAAGAAATAGGCGTGAAAGTTGCTGGAAAAAGAGGAAATCACAATATTGCCTTTTTTGTTGAAAACATAAAGCCTTTAGTACTTAATGCCACGAACTCAAAAACAGTAAAATCATTTAACAACCAAAGCCCATTCGTGGAGGATTGGTCAAACACTTATGTTGAGCTTTACATTTTGAATAATATAAAGTTTGGTAATGATATTGTTGATGGCGTTAGAATTAAGTTAGTTCAACCAACAAAAGAGAAACCAATATTTACAGAAGAAAATTTTGAAAAAGCAAAAAATGCTGGGGCTACTATTGAAAAAGTAAAAAGCATTTACAAGATTAGTTTAGAAATAGAAAAAAAATATATTGATTATGTTACAAAGAACTGAAGAGTGGTATGAGCAAAGGCGTGGAAGGTTTACAGCGTCGGATATTCATAGAATACTAGGGAAAGAAGGGTTAAAAGCAACAGTAAAATCTATTGAAAACATTGCTTTAGAAAAGGCTATTGAGCAAGTTTACGGATTAGATCAAGAAGTTTTTTTCGTTTCTTTTGATATGCAGAGAGGAATTGAGCTAGAGCCTTTGGCGTTTCAAAAATTCAAATCTTTAAAAGAATTGGATTTTGTGGAAACTAAAGAGTGTGGATTTTTTAAATATGAAGACCATGCAGGAGCTAGCCCCGACGGAGTTGTTTCCGACTCTTCTGTACTTGAAATTAAATGTCCAAAACGAAACAACTTTTTCAACGTTAAATCAAAAAATTTTATTGACCCTAAATATTTTGCTCAGATGCAGATGCAAATGCTTTGTACGGGATTTGATAAATGCTATTATTTTACCTACACTGTAATTGACGCAAAGGAGTTATATCATGAAATAATCATTGAAAGAGATGATAAATTTATTTCGTTTATTAAGGAACGAATAGAACACGCAATTGAACTTAAAAAAGAATTTATAAAAAAAATATAATGAGCGAATTATTACCATTAATTTCAAAATCTTTAAAATGGATATAAAAGACCCAATAGTTGAAAGCGTTGTAAATAAAATAATTAAAAGGTCAGCAGTTGGGGTTGAAAAATACGGAACTACCCTTGCTGAAAACACTACGGACTGCTTTCTCAAACACGCACAAGAGGAAGCGATGGACTTAGTAAATTATTTAGAAAAGATAATCAAAGACAAAGAAAAGGTAAAGGAATCACCCTCAAGAAAAAAAACGCCTTCCAAAACACTTCGAGACGTATTGTTTGTATTTCATAAAACAAAAAGTATTAAAGGGGATTTTGAAGATTTTTACATTCAAAAAATAGAAGAAATTATTAATCATTTTAAAAATAAAATCAATGAGTAAAATGTTAACAGGATCAATCGATCTAAAAAAGATTGATAAAACAAAAATCGTATCAACTGACAAATACGGAAATGAGTTTGCGAATGGTGCTAAGTATCTTAATATTATTGTTTGGGTTAATGATGAGGAGGATCAATATGGTAACACAGCAAATATTCAAATTAGCCAATCAAAAGAGGAACGAGAAGCCAAAGAAAAACCAACTTATATTGGAAACCTAAAAGAGTTTAAATCAAAAAAACAAGAACCAAACACAGATAACCCTAACGAAAATTCTGAAGATGATTTGCCTTTTTAATTCGATACGATATGACACTACAAGAGCTTCGTGATGATTTTTTAAAAGATTCGGGTATAGATGTTTTATGTTCAGGTAGAAAGGCTTTGAATATGGGTGTTAAAAAGCTTTTTATTCATGTGGCTAAAAATATTTACCTTGATAAATACGGCAAAAAAGCCAGCGTAGAATCAATTTCGGAATTTTTAAACCTTAGTAATGATACCACAATACACCACCTTAAATGCGAAATAGTTTATTTTTTTGATGTTGACCCAATAATTAGGACTATTTACAATAAGCATTTTAAGGAAAAAAGAGACATTCAATACTATATAAATCAAGTTAAAAAGTTAGAGGTAAAATTAGATATTCAAGAAAAAGAAAATAATATTTTGTCTGATAATCTTGAAATATCTGAAAAAAAATTACATGATTTGAGAAGCGAAATTTATATACTTAAAAATTTTAGTATTGAACAATCGGAATAATTTATATTTTTACATAAATAACAACCACAAACAAAAAAATATAATTATAGAAAAGTCCCTAATGAAGCCTCGTGGTTGTGGCTATTTAGGGACTTTTCTATTAAATAACAACCACAATGAAAAAATCCTTTATTCTGCACATCGATAGCCTTTCTATCTTAAAAAAAATGCCTGATGATATTGCAGGCAAATTCATCAAAATCTTATACGAGTACAACAAGACTGGAGTAGTTCCTGATATGGATTTTGCCCTAGAGATGGCTGTAACCCCTTTTTTAAATCAGTTCTGTAGAGACGGCGAGAAGTATAAAAAAACTATTGAACGCAACAAAATCAATGGCTCTAGAGGGGGTAGACCTAGAAACCCACAAGAAGCCGAAAAACCCAATGGGTTATTACGAAACCCACTTAAACCCAAAAAAGCCGATAATGATAGTGATAGTGATAGTGATAGTGATAGTGATAGTGATAGTGATAGTGATAGTGATAATGATAAAAGTAATATACTTAAAGATGGTTTTTCTTTCAGAAAAAGTTTGACAGCCTTGGGTGTTGATAAAAATTTAATTGATGATTTTTTTAGAAATCGTAAACTAAAAAGGCTAGCAAATACAGAAACAGCTTTTAAAAGATTGAAAATTGAATTACAGAAATCGGGAAAACCGATTAATTTGATTTTTGAGATTATAGCCTCTAACGGATGGGGCGGATTTAAATCAGAATGGTTAACCAATTTAGAAAACAAAAATAATAACAAGCCAGCAAAAAAAATGAGTTTGGCTGAAAAAATAAAACTTGACCATGGAATTAGTTAAACTTGACCCCAATACCAAATTAAGAGATATTCCTCAAGAAAATCTTGATGAAATATTTCAAAAAAAATTCAAATACTGGATCTCGAATTTGCTAGCTATTTCAGCAGATAAAGAAGAGGGGGTAAATAACGCCATTGAGGCAATTAAATACCACGGGATAGGCTTTTCTATTCGGGGTATACAAAAAGTCTTTGAGATGTACGCAAATGGAGCTTTAAACACTCAGCCAATTTCAAATCACATCGACTATATTTTAGTCGGTAAAATATTTAATGATTATAAAAAACAAAGAACCAAACCAAAACAGAAAGTAATGATTCAAGAAAAACAGTACTCAGAACAAGAGAATGAAAACATTTTATTTACAGGTGTAGTTAATTGCTTTGATAAATTTCATCAATACGGTCTAATTGACGACGGCTATCTTTGGGTTCATGACCATCTTATGGGTAAAAATTTATTTACTTTTACTCATCAGCAAAAAGCCTCTCTTTGGGAAAAAGCTAAAAAAAATATTTTGAGAAAATCAAAGTCAGAAGACTACCAGCATTACAAAACATTAGTGGCTCAAATGGAGCGAAAAAAAAACAACAAAGCAGAAGTAGAGTATAAATATTTAAGAATCTCAGAATACTTCATGAAGCTTATAGCGGAAAAAAAACACATTAAGGATTTTATATAACCGCATCGAGTTCGATGCATTTTAGAAACAATCATGAATAAACAGAAAATCAAAGAAATTTTTGAAGTAAACGCTGAAAAACTCACAACGTTTAACCCTAAAAAAAAAGACTATATCAGTACATTGTTTTTCATCAATTGCGGATGCTTTTATTGGAGTCCTAGAGAGTCCTAGAGAGTCAAGAAAAGGGACAGAAGACCGATTAGACATAACAGTAAATGAGGCATAAAATGAGGGGAGAGAAAATTAAACAAGAGAAAACTAGACAAGAGAAAATATTCAACGATGATATGAGCCTGAATACCTGCTTTTTTGAGTTTAAAAAGATTAAATTTCAAATAGTATGCACCGAAACAGGAGATACCAAACTAGTGAAGGATTCAATAGACACAGTCAAAAACCTTGTAACAGAATCAAGAAAGAAATATACCAGAAGAAGGCTTATAAATCTCTTTAAAGAAAATAATATTTTATTTTACTATTGTTAAAATAATTATTATATTTGCAATACGATAAAAAATAAAAATGAAAACTAAAATAATACTAGGTCAGTTTATAGCTATTGCAATACTTGTTTTTTTACTGTTTCAAAAGCCAAAAATATTTACAAAAACAAAAACAGTAGAAAAGATTGTAAAAGTCTATGACACAATAAACAAAACTTTACCCGCTGAAATAAAAAAGGTTTATGTGAGTGTAAAAGCCAAAAACAATAAACTCCAAAAAAAAGAAGCTCGAAAATTTATTTACAAAGATACTTTGAAGAATTCCTACATAGTGTCCAGCATATTTGCAGACACTATTTATAATAGGGATATCAACGTGGTAACGATCAACAAAGAAAAAACTATAGAGACTATTAAAATCAATAATAAGCCAAGGTTTTATCTAGGTGGAACTGCTAACGGATTGAAGTCTTTAAATAGTGCATCCATTAACGCATATTATGGAAATAATAGGGTTTTGATAGGGGCAGGATATGGGTTTGATGTAAATAAAAAACAGAGTTTTATCCCAGTTACAATTGCTTTTAAATTTTAAATAAAAACATACTGAACAATGGAATTTAAAAAAAAACACATAGGTAGTGTTATGCTTATTAATGAATGGAAAATATACACACCTGAAGATGATCAGTGTGCAGTAATAATAGAAGATAGTTTTAAAAATAAAAAAACAATGAATGTAGATGATTTTATAAAAATGCTAGAGGTAATTCATAGCATACAAGATTATTAAGAATAAATTGTTGTACACTTTGCGGATTAATAATAAATAAAATATATACGGTGTTATTCACCATTAATTTAAAACATGAAAAAAGATTTTATAAAAAGTATTATAGTTGAGTATGAAATGTATGAAAATTCAAATACTCAAGAAGCTGCCACAAAAAAAGCAGAACAATTCCTAGAACACAAAAAAAACTCTTCTGAAGAAAAACGCAGGTCAGAAATTGCCAAAGCTTTTGATGGAAAAATAAGTGAATTGAATGAGAAAAAAAGCAATTTTTCAAGAACTCAATACGTCGGTGAGTATGTAGCAAAATGCCTTTCTTATATCAAAATAAATATTATAAAAAAGATTTAAAAATTTTACTATATTTGAATATCATTTTTACATTTTAATTTAGTTAGAGCCTTGCAAGAAATTGTAAGGCTTTTTTTTTGCAAATGTTTGTTTATGTTAAAATAATTACTATATTTACAGTATAACTATTAAAAACTACTAATATGAAAACTAAAAAAGTATTTAAACAACTAAAAAAATCTCTTCAAGGAAAAGATTTTAAATACATTACCCCCAATCAATTGATTAAGGCAATTGAAGAGCTTTATCTTCTTAAATTAGATGAAACTCAAAAAAAAGATTTTAAGTTTTGTTTTCTGAGATCTTGTGAAGAACCTGTGGTTTATGATACTGATATTTATTCTAAAAATATGATTAAGTCTATAAAAGCAGCTGTATACTCATCTAATTTTTATATTAGTTTATCTGTTACTTTTCGTACTAGCGAATTTGTGAAAGCTATTTTGGTTTATGTTTATAAAGAGTTTTCTTCTGCAGATCGAGATGCATTTGTAAAAAAAATACAAACTCAACTATATTAACAGATTAATAAATAATAAAATATGTATTATTTTAAATAATACAAGTGAAATAACTAAAAGTAGAAAAATGAAAGTAAATCAAATAGAATTCATGAATCAAATAAAAGTCCCATATGCTATTGTTAGATCAAGGTCGGGGCTTAGATCTAGTGAAGACAGT